GAACAGGTCACTCCATAACCATTACTGAACTCTCATACAAGGGAACTCCCGTAAATCCCACATTCACCGCATCTGCTGGTATTGATGTACGAAACTACGCGGGAGTCACGCTTGATAAACTTCGCCCCACTCTGCAAACCGCAGGATACGGTGGAGTTACGGGAGTTTCGTTTAACGGAGGACTAGTCTTTTCTCCTGCTTCAACTTACGCAGGAGTGACTTTTGGTTCCGTGGTTGGTCTTGGGTTCACCACAGGACCAGGCAGCAGTGCTGCGGCAGTTCTTACTGGTCAGCATATGTACCTTACCAAACCTCTAACCGTTACTGATGACGCAGATATATTTGTTGTGTACAAATCAACTATTGATGGGTTAAGTTACGGATACGGACTGCTGGCTTCTCGTAATACAAATTGTGACTTGTCTGCAACTCCATCTTTGCGGTTTGACTCTGTGCTGTTCAGTCGTTCGTATAATCAGCAAGACAGAACTTTATCGCAGCAGAACAGTAGTTACTATACAGTTCTTCCAAACGGAAAACTCATGTATCCAGGATCAGTGTTGCCTCCTGCTGGTGCTTTTGCGTTCCGTCCGTGTGGTGACAGTACCACGGCTACACAAAATTATATTGCTTACGATCCCCATGTTTCGGGAGCGTGCTTTGGTGTTTGTATTGGAGAAGCCGTTCGAGACTCTTCAAATAAGATTGAGGTGTTCTTGAATGGCGATGAGGGGTTGAACAAGTCTAGAATAACAGGCAGACAGATTGCTTCAATCAGTCCACCATCAGGAAACGAGTGGCTTGTTTCCAAAAATCTTATTTACGCTTTTGACGCGGGGCAAACTGCGTCTATAAGTTCGTATACGGACGGTTTGAGTAGTGATATTCTTCGTGGTGTTCAGTTTACTCCAACCCCAATCAATGTGCTTGCTCCTCTGACTCCATCAATGTGGAGAACTGATGGTGGTGGAGTACCTGCAACACTTGTTACCCAATCTGGTGCAGGACTTGGTACTGATGAAGTTTTTGAAGCAACAACTGGTAGTTATGGAAATCTATATCTTGGTGATACTGTATTACCAAATGCTGCATGGGAGAATTCCGCACTAACATCCACAACATGGACATTTACTGCCACTATTCGTAGAGATGATGGTGGAGTTATAACTCGTCCTAATGTGTATATTTACACAGCAAGCAGTAATGATGCGGCAGCAGCAACGGGATTTGAGGATCTTGGGGGTGGATGGTATAAAGTTACTAGAGTAAAAACTGAACCTGGAACTACTCCAACCGCAACACCAGCCACACTGGTTGGTTTGAGTGGTTTGGGAGCAGGGGTAAAATACAGAATTGGTCGCGTACAACTTCTTCCGTATCCTGTCGCTAGTGATATTGCTGGTACCACCACACGAACCAATTCTAGTTATCCGCTTCCGTGGACTATAACGGGAACACCAAACGCCAATTCAGTGGAACGGTTAAGTAATCCGTGGGGTGAGATTGAACTAGGATGGAGGGGAAAAAATCATTCCACTATTAATAGTGGCGGCAGTTCAATATATAACCTGAATGCAGGGTTCCATACCACACCATACAGTGTTGTTGATACCACTAAAAAGTATCGCTTTTCCCTTTGGGTAAATCGTAAAGTGCTTGGTAACGGTTATGTCTACTTTGGACCAAGCATAGTATCAACCCCTAACATTGGATTTAAACTAAAATCAACAGGAACTGTAAGCACAAATCCGTATTTCGCAGTAGATCTTGCCACTGATGCCGCATATACAGGTAAACAAAACACTTGGGTTCTTGTGGTGGGTCATGTGCATCCATACGGAACCGCAATTGGTGCTGATGATGCAGCAAGTGGATACTACACCGTTTCTGGTGGTAGCACTCCTTACGCTACTGGTACTTTGGGTGAAGATTATATTTTTGAAGGAACTTCAGGAGAACTTGCTATGCGAGTATTCCTGTTCGCCAGCACTATTCTAGGAACAGAAGTGCAATTCCTGCGTCCTCGTATTGATTTAGTGGACGGCACTGAGCCAAGCATTGAGGACTTGCTGAACAATACTCCAAACACTGTGTACGATTTGAGTACGACTGGTTCTATTAGTTCGGTTATAGGAAAACCGCAATACAGTTCTGTAAACGGTGGTCAATTGGCGTTCAACGGCAAGTCGCACGCAATTATTACATCGCGTCCTGTATTTTCTGATATTAGTAATATTGGAAACAAGACATGGGAGGTATGGATAACACCTCAACCAAGTAATGTCGCTATGTTCTGTGGTGCTGGTGGTCTTCCGTATTTTTCAACCATTGGAAGTAATCAAGTACGGTGGTCACAGAATACTTCTCCGACTACTTCGGGTCTACAAACACTTACCACATGGACTGTTCCGTCTAGTTGGGGAACATTTATTGGCAAACCAATACACTTGGTTTTTGTGTCTACTTACAATGCAACAGCAAATAATACAGTGTATGAAATCTATGCAAACGCAACAGGTGTAACCACGGTAACACATCCTGGAAATGAAAGGTATTCGCTATCAACAGTAAACATTGGTAATCGTGCAAACCTAACTAGTCATTACACCTTCGATGGTGCAGACTACGAATATAATGGCAGCATTGCAATGGTTCGTGTGTATGATCGTGCCTTAACAAAAGCAGAAATACAACAAAATTTCAACTCCACTCGCAACAGATTCGGAGTATAACGAAAGGACACTACCATGCCTGATGGAGATGTATTTCTTCCACAACTAGAGAACGGTTACGCTGCTGCACCCGATCAATACAATAGTGCTGATATTGTTGTTGGCAGAATTGGTTCGAATATTAGTGCTAGTGCAACTGGTAGCGGCACGGTAGGATCAGCGGCATGGATAGCCTCTATTCTTCAAAATACCACTTCGTATTCTTTCACGGGTGTTATCTCAGAGGTACTGGTGTTTGATCGCAAACTATCGGAATCCGAACGCCAAGAGGTGTACGGCTACCTGTCTCGCAAGTACAGTATGGACACCAAACTTCCTGATACCTATACGGCATCCCATCCAAGTGCATATGCTCGTGGTTTAACTTACTGGAATATTGAACACCACCCAAACACCAAGGGCATACCAGGACTGTGGCAGAATCTTTCTTTTGGTGATATAGTATTAGAAGATTTCTCCTTGTTTCCAGATGGTACATACAAGTCTACGGGAAATGATCTATCAGAGGATACATACAATAATGTCGGTCTATAAGGGGAAAATCAATGGCTAGTTATCTGAAGGCATCTATTCAACGCTCATACGCCGAAAGTTTTTTGGCGGATTTGGAACGCAACGATAATCAGTACTTCTTTTTTATTGGTAAGGGTACTGCTTGGACTGCTGAACCAGAACCCAACACCTATATTGATAGCGTGGGATCCGAGTATCAGGCAATGAATGACATCATTGGCTACAAGAAACTAAATCCACAGAACATTATTTTTGCCTTGCCTCGATACGAATGGGGTGGTGGCACAGTTTACAATCAGTACAATGACACTGATGCCTTGTTTGACGATACCAACCCAAAGATTTTCTATGTGGTTACAGACGAGAACAACATCTACAAGTGCTTGAGCAACAACAGTGGAGCCGCCTCCACTATTAAACCAAGTGGTGTATTGACTTCTTCGTTTGGTTCGACTGATGGATATGTGTGGAAATATATTGCCACGGTAAAGGAAGGTGATCTTCCGTATGAGTTAACTGATTATATTCCTATAGATTTTGTTACTACCAGCACAGACACTGAAACCAGCAATCAATACAACACCCAAATCAGTGCAGTGAATGCTTCAATTACTCGAATTGGCTTGGTAAACTCATCGGGTGCTTCTGCTGGTGTGTATACGCACGCACTCACCCAAAATCTGGTAAATCTAACAAGTACTCCTCGTCCATTCACACTAAATGTAACGGGGTTTGATCCCGTAACAAACAAGATTTCAATCAACGATCCCGACTCAGTAACAAGAATTACTAATATTGGTAATATAAGCAATTATATTGGGTACGCTTTGCGTGTAGACTCTAGTCAACAGAATGCCACAGAGGTAAACAACTACGCAATCATTACTGGTGCATCTGCTATTTCCACTAATATTTTTGAGTTTACTATTAAAAACGATGTAGTGGATTTTACTATTACGCCCACCGCAAACGGAAAATTTGCATCAGTTGAGGTTATTCCGTACATCAAGATTACTGGAAACGGAAGTGGAGCGTATGCGTTCCCAACAATAGACAACAGTAGAAGAATTTCTGCGGTTACTGTTGTTAGTGCTGGACGAGATTATTCTAGTGCACTCGTTGAAGTGGCAAGCCCCAAGTCAGCAGTCACCAATCATCCAACCCTGACTGCGGTTTTGTCTCCCAAGGGAGGACACGGTAGCAATATCTTAAAGGAATTGAATACCAAAGATATTCTCATCATTGTGAAGATCACAGAAGATGATTCTGCCAAAATTGTGGGCGGTGGATCGTATAGACAGTTTGGAATAATTAAAAATCCCTTGCTTGGAGACGGAAGCGGAATAGTGGCAGGAAGAGACAACCTGTACTATCGAGACATCTCTCTTATTTGTACTAGTGGTCCTGCGGTAAATACAGATTTTACTTTAGGAGAAGCAAATATTATAATTGGAGCGGAAACCTATTCCTCTGCTAAAGTTGTTGGTGTAAAATCAATAAATTCCCAGCAAATTACTCTTAAAACTCTGAACGCTAGTGGAAGATTTATTACCAAGCAAGACCGCATAAATGATTATGTACTCACCCTCACTGCGGATCCGTCTGTGGATTTCCAAGTCGGAGAAACTATAGAGCAGATTATTCCTGCTGCCACAGTTCTGCAATCAGGTATTGCATTTGCATTTAATATAACCACTCAAGGACGAGTTTTGTATACAAGTGGAACTGAATTGGGTGTTCGTATTACGAGTAGTGGAAATTTTATTAATGAGGCAATTGCTCCTATTGTTGGTTTGCTTTCTGGTGTTACTGGTACTGTTTCTTCTGTGGTTCCATCATACGGGGAGTTTGTGTGGGTTACTGATAACTTTGCATCTTCTACTACTGCTGCATTCTTGAGTAGGGATTTCAATCAAAAATTTTATAAGGTTGTGGAAGCAGGACAAGCGTATTTTGATCTAGACCGTACTCCTGCATATAGGGGTCTTCATGTTTTGGAATTGGGTACTAGTTTGAATTCTGCGGTGGGTGTTGTGGACACCACTTCGGCTTCACTTACTCAGAACTCGTTTTCTAGTGAAGACTCAGTGACACAAGGAGTCACAGGAACCTATGGAAACTACGCTACAGGTCGGGTTTACCATTGGGAATTTATCAATAATTCCTATGGAAAACTCTATCTGACCAATGTGGTGGGTTCTTTCAAGAGTGTTGCTGTTGACGGATTGTCTGGTTCCACGCTTGGTGCATTCATTGTGACCAATGTAGACCTGCCAGAGATCGACAGAACTTCGGGCGAAATCTTATACATAGACAATGTAAGACCTATACAAAGAACTGTTGGTCAGCAGGAAGAATTCAGACTTCGATTGGGCTTCTAAGAGGAACACATGGCATACGATCCTAGCATCTTCAATATCAGTCCGTACTACGATGATTTTTCTGCGGACAACGGGTTTTTGCGTGTTCTGTTCAAGCCAGGATACGCTCTGCAAGCCCGTGAAGCCACGCAATTGCAGTCCATCCTACAGGATCAACTGTCCCAAATCGGCGATCATCTCTTCAAGGACGGATCTCGGATTATTGGTGGTGGTATTAGTGTTCGCAATTCTTCATTTTTAATGGTTGCCACTGGTATTGGTACTCCTCTTGCGGGAGTCACCGACTACTCCACGCTGGTTGACGGCATTCTTACACCCACCAATACAGCAAACACAACACAAGCAAAGGTGGTTCACTATATTGCTCCTGATGTGAATACTGACGGGTATTTAATTCTTGTTGTGGATTTTGTGTCGGGAACTTCGTTTACTAGTACTTTTAACCTGACCACGGATTCATTCACGGTTTCTGGTTTGAGTGTTGTTTCTGATTCGTTTAGCACTTCAGGTAATTGCAAACTGATTACGGTTTCTGATGGTATTTTCTATGTGGACGGGTTCTTTGTTCGAACCGAGACACAGCAGTTCACTCCATACACCGCAGAAACAGGATATCGTGATCTGAACTTCACCACATTCTCCACACTATCCAAGAAGATTGGATTTGCCATTGGTCGAGACAATGTTACAGAGCAGGAAAACACCACCCTGCGGGATCCTGCAATTGGATCCTACAACTACAATGCTCCAGGAGCAGATCGCTACAAGATTATTCTTTCGCTTGCTCAGGCTGAGTTGAGCGAAACTCCTGATGACTTTGTTGAACTGCTTCGATTTGAAGGCGGAAAAGTCACCAAGAAGATTGAGCGAATCACCTACGGAGAAATTCAGAAGGCACTTGCTCTTCGCACCTACGATGAGTCGGGATCCTATACGGTTCGTCCGTTTGATCTTACAGTTAAAGAGTATTCTAACGCACAATTAAATATGTCTGTTGGTGAAGGCAAGGCGTATGTGCTTGGACATGATGTTGAAAATCAGTATCCAATTACGGTTCCCTTTAGCAAATCACGAACAGTTCAACCTGAAAATAATATAATATTTCCGTTTAGCACGGGAAACTTTATTGGCGTATGCATGGGCAATACGGCATCTGGATTTGGTGAAACATTTTCTACCAATCTGATCACTATTAGTGCTGGCTCTGCACTAGTTCAATTCCGAAACTCAACCAATACCGCTACAGTGGCTACTGGTTATGTTCAGGGTGCGATTCCTACTCCTCAACAATCGGGTGGTGGCGGATTCGCAGGAAACCACTATCGGTTATATGTGTACGGGTTGAGCGGTTCCGTTTCGAGTGGCGCAACAGGGTTTATCTATAGTAATACCACAGGATTCACTATTGGATCCTTTACTCCGCAAACCACTTCGGGATTCTCTGTATCAAACACAGATAATTCGTCTCTAGTTTACGAATTGCAGCCAGGATATGCGGTTGAACGAGTTGATTCTCTGTCTGTTCCGTGTAGGCTGATAGGCGGTCTTACTAATCCTGTTACTCGCTCGTATAATAATACCACCAATCAAACAACTTATACGATTACTAAGGCACATTTTTCAGATACTATCGCTGCTGGTAGTGATACTGTATTTAATTTTCCTGATACAGTACCAGTCAGTCAAATATCTTTTGTAAACAGCACATCCACTGCATTCACTCCTAGTACTAGTACTGCAAATACTAGTTTATCTTCAGGCAATATAATTGTAGTTGCTTCCAATGTGCCAGCAGGATTCACTGCTCAAATTGTGCGAGCAATGGTTCCTGTGGTATATACTCCCACTATTGGTGCCCCTGCTACTTACCGCACAAAGACTTCGGCAACAACTACTGTTAATTTTACTTCGAATTTGAGCACATTAGAAGGTGGTCGTAGATACTTTACTATTCCTCATATTGATGTATACGCTATTGCTTCGGTTGTTAATAATGGTACACCATCAATAGACTACACCAATGATTTTGAATTGGATGACGGTCAGCGAGAAACCCATTACGAAAATTCTCGTCTGTACATTAAAGAGAGTGCTGCGACTAAAGAAATATACACCACAGGAAACAACGCTATTCTTCGTGTTACCTACTCGCGTTTTGTTCACGGAGGATTGGCTGCTGCACCATTTATCGGCAAACATTCGTACTTTGCTTCTACTGGTTCTGAGTTCCCGTATGCTCAGATTCCACTGTACACCAATCCGCGCACAGGTAAAACTGTGTCTTTGGCAAATTGCTTGGACTTCCGTCATTCAGGATTGACATCACCCGCTCCAATGCTGAAGCCGTATGGTGCCACTGATATTGTGGTTCCATCATTTACCACTGCTTCATACCATCACTATCTGCCCCGCATCGACAAATTGTGTGTAAAGGCTGATCCTGAAGACGGATCTGCACTTTTCTTCTTTGTGGAAGGAACACCCGATCTATCGCCTTCGGCTCCACCTGATCCTGCTGATGCTCTTGTGCTTGCTACTGTAACTGTTCCTTCGTACACACACAACGAAAGTGATGTGGTGGTTACTCCTGTAGACACCAAGCGATTCACTATGGCAGACATTGGTAAGATTCAGAAGCGAGTGGATGAAGTTGAAGTGTTTGCTAAACTGTCCTTATCGGAATCTGAAATAGAAGCACGATCCCTTCGTGGAACTTGTGCAGCCGCAGAACCCCTGAAAACATCCATCTTCTCTGATGAGTTCTACGGACACTCCGTTTCAGATGTATGTGATTACTCTAATTCATGTTCTATTGATTTTGAGCGTGGCGAATTGCGTCCGTTCTTCACAACTCAAGAAATTTCAATTAATTCCCCAACCCCAATCAATACCGTGGTTTCTTCAGATGGATTGATTACTCTTGATTACACCACTCCTGCTTATATTGAAAACAAACAGTACACAAATAGAATCAAGATTAATCCGTCCAACACGGTTAACTGGCTTGGATTTATGAAATTGTCTACTTCTGTTGAACCATTCTATGACACAGGATATCGTCCTGCTGTTAAGACTAATGCACTTTCAGAAAATGACAATTGGATTTCATCTGATGCAAACAACAAGCGTGGCTTTGGTACGCAGTGGAATGAGTGGGAAAGTATATGGACAGGCATAGATCAGGTTGAAGAAGAACAAGACGATATACAGAAGCGCATTGTTGAACTTCCCCATGTGGCATCCACATCCGCAATTCCATCGGTAAACTCTGGCAGCATTCGAGTAGGTGTTTCTCGTACAGTGCAGAGCATTAATCAGAAGACTAGCAATTTTATTAGTGCTCGTCAACTAAAGAACCGCATCAAGCACCGCATTGGTTCGCGGGTAATTGACCGCAGTGTGGTTCCTTATATTCCACTCAATACCGTGACTGCAACTGTTGCAGGACTGAAACCCAATTCTACAAATCTCTCTCTGTATTTTGATGGAGAAGTAGTCAAGAGTGGTATTAGCACTGATACTTACGGCTCATGCACAGTATCTTTTGGAATTTCTGGTGGTACATTCTTGGCAGGACAAAGAACTGTTCGTATTTCTGATTCTTCTGTTACGGCTAATTCCACTATTGCAGCAGAAGCAGTGTACTACTGCACTGGTCTTTTGGAGCAACGCGATTCTGGTTCGTACTCTACTCGTCCACCTGAACTGCGTCGTCAAACTGCTGCAAGTGAAAGCATTGCCAAAGATCCATTCAATCGAGACATTGACTCTGTTGAGAACAATCATTGGAGTGATCCTCTATCACAAACATTCTTGGTTGACAAGAAAGCAAATCCTGATGGTATATTCCTGAGTAGCGCAGATCTTTATTTTGCTGCAAAAGACTCTACACTACCAGTAACGGTTCAGATTCGTCCAACGGTTTCTGGATATCCATCCCCTTCTGTGGTGATGCCGTTTAGTACAGTGGTGAAAGACGCAGCAGATGTAGTGGCTAATTCTGCATCACCAACAGCAACAACTTTCACCTTTAGTAGTCCTGTGTATCTTGAACCAGGTGAATACGCTATCTGCGTTTTGGCAAACAGCGATAAATACGAATTGTTTGCTGCCGAGAGTGCAATTAATACCATCACCAATAGTTCGGCTGTTGCGGGTCGCGCAGGAAACAATCAGTTGGTAGGAACCTTGTTTACACCACAAGGAATCGGTGCAGCAGTACAGAACAACACCGCAGATCTTATGTTCACGCTGAACAGGTGTTCGTTTGTTGAATCTGGTAATATCTTATACAGTGGACTCAGTAACTGTATTAATGCTCAAATTCTGAAGTTCTACGCTACAGAGATTGTTCCAAGCAGTTGCACCCTTTCTCGCACCATTAGTAGTGGAAACTTTAGTGAAAACTTCTTGAACAACCAATCTGTATATTTAAAGACTCTTATTACAGGTAACCCAGATCTACGATACTCCCTAAACAGAGGAGCAAACACATCAGTGTCTCCTGTGATTGATATTTCTGCTCTGTTTGCTGCTAGTGTTACTATGTACGCCACCAATAGCACTCCAACATCAACATATGTTTCACGAGTAGTGGAGTTGTCGGAATCCACGGCATCAAACGGAATTGCTGTATTTGTAGACGCAAATATTCCAACAGGATCTGCTATTGCGGTGAAGTACAGATATTGTCTGAGTGGAGAAACCGATATATTCTCCAAGGGATTCCTCCCCATGCCACAAACCAGTGCTTCCTTTACTAGTAATTCAGAAATTGATTTCCGAGAAGCCGCCTTCCGTGTTGCTTTACCTTCAGGAGCATTCACCTCGTATCAGATACAGGTTGTACTGACTTCCACTGCACAAAACTCTACATATTTCAAGACTCCTGCTGCTCGTAACATCCGTACAGTGAGTTTTATTCAATAAATGAGTGGTGTACGATACATCCGCGATAGTGCAACGGGTGCAGTACTGCTGGCAGATGCACAAACTATTGATGCATTCAAGCAAAAAAAGACTGTGGCGGAAGATATAGAAGCACTAAAATCAGAGATAAATACTCTGAAGCAGCAAGTACATCACCTTACATCCTTATTGAACCACACACAGCAGAGCGAATAAGCAAATGGCAGCAAACACAGGACCAGATGTAAACACCTATCAGATCCCCGAAGTCGCACTTGGGGATACTTTTAATACTTGGCGTGACATCACCAATACTGCCGTCTACAAACTAAATAAACTGAAGTTTTATGAGGGTATTAGTACTGGAAATATTTCACTTACAACAAGCACGGGTGGAACTCTTTCTGCTGCCTTGCTAGAAACTATTACTACTGGTCACACTTTTACTGGAGATATTAACTTTGGTGGTGTAGTTACTTTCAATGGCTCCACTGTGACCATGAACGCACAGACGGTAACCATTGATGACTACAACATTGTGCTTGGCGATCTTGATGGTGCATCTGCCGCAGGAGCATCTGCCGCTGGTGGCGGTGGCTTGATCCTGAATCTTGGAATTGGTGCAACCGCAGAGTGGCTTTGGCAAAATTTCGCAGTTCACGGTATTACAGGCGTGTGGCGTGCAAACACCCACATTGGCTTTAGCGGAGCCACAAGCGGGTTGTACCCTACTGGTGGTGGAACCTTGCCTGTTCACGGTCTTGCCATTCGTCTTGACGGTGGAGCAACCACCGATCACGGACTTAATATTAGTCTGACAAACACGGGTGGCGCAGCAGGAGCAACCACCAACCGAGCAATTGAATTTAGCCGCTACTCGCCCACAGGCGTAACGGTATTCATGGAAGTTCTCAACGGCACGACATACGGAGCGCAGCCGTTTGTAAATATTCGCAACGGCGCAAACCGTAAGCGGGTTACACAAAATAATCACGGACTGTCTTTTGGTACTCCTGTGTATATTGACGGCAGTGGAGTATATAAAGCAGCAGACTGTACTGATGTAGAAAAGGCAGAGGTTGTTGGTGTTGTGTCTAATCGTGTGGACGCAAGCACAGTTGAAGTCACCTTTATTGGTGAGATATTTGGAAACTTTACCAATGCCTTGCCATCAGGATCTAATCTGATAATTGGTGCAGTGTACTACCTGTCTACAAGCGCGGGAAAACTAAGCACCACACCATCCAGGGCTGTAGGAACAGTACACAAGGCTGTTCTTATTGCTACTGGTGCTAGTTCTGCAATAGTGATTCCGTTTACTGGTGGACTTCTTGCAGAAGACGCAATAATTACCGCTGCCTCTACAGTTGGAAGATCTATATTGCAGATCAATAAATTCCAAGTTGGAGATGCTGTTAGGTGGATTGCTGGCTCTGCTGGACTTTCGTATGCTTATGCGGGAGGCTCACCCTCTCCTGGATACACATCTGCCACTTATGCTGACGGAATCTATGTAAAAGCACAGGCTGATACGGAAGCACAAGCCGAAGTGGTTGGTATTGTTACTGATGTAACTCAGATTGATGCTTCTGCTGTTAACTCTAAGTTTAGCATTACCACAACTGGATTTTTTGATGCAACTCAAGCAGGAATAACTGCAATCAATTCTGGTACTCCAGGAAACATGGTTGCTGGTACTCAATACTTCTTGAGTGCTGGATCTGCTGGTAATACTCAAGCATTTGAAAGTTCCATTCCATCTATTACTGATACTCCTCCTACTCTTGTGGGACAAGTTAGGAAACCACTTCTTTTCAGCACCACCGCAACCAGTGGTCATATTATTTCTTATCGTGGTGATGTAAACAATTCTGCACAGTCCTCGTTCACGGGGTACACAGGCGCACTGGCTGCATATGCTGATCTGCCCACAGGCAGCATTGTGATGGGCACAACAGGCTCAACGCTGTCCCCAAATGTGGGAGTCACCCTCTACTATCACAATAGTGGCGGCTTGAGCGGCGAGTACGGCATCTATCTTGGTGCCAGCACTACAGGTATCACAATGAATGGAACATGGAAAACCCGTGGTCGCGCGCTTGATCGCGCAATCGCTGGGGGTGTAACAACTGCTTATCATCTCTGTCAGAGAATTTCTTAAAGGCAATACCAAATGGGATCATCACTACTATTAAAAGGCGGAACCAATACTCCAAGAAGCATTGTGGAATCTTTTTCACTAGCAAATGCTTTTTCACCAGGAGACGCTATTCGGTATGATATTCCTAGTAGCACATGGGTAAAGGCACAAGCCGATAGTGCAGAAAATTCCGAAGTTGCTGGTATTGTTAGTGCTGCGTCTTTTAACACTTTTGATTTAACCTATTCTGGTTACATTCAGGTGTCTGCACTATCTGGAGTATCTGCTCCTGTGCTGTTCTTGGATTCCACTATTGCGGGTGGGTTGACTACTTCTCCTCCAAGTGCAATCGGAACTGTTATAAAGCCTGTACTCACAAAGACCACAAACGGATCAGGCTATATTGTTACTAATTATCTTGGCACACAGATCGGCGGCTCGTCCACTGTAGCCATTGACGAGATTCAACCTGTGGGTACGGTGGTTCCGTTTGCGGGTTCAACCATTCCTGATTCGTGGTTGGAGTGCAATGGTGCTTCGTATGCCGTTAGTGCGTATCCAAATCTGTACGCAAAGTTGCAGTACAGTGATGGTGATCGTGCTCCTGCATACGGATATGTGGCAAACATAACGGTTGGAAACAGCACAGCGTATGCAGTAGGGCAGGTGGTATCACAGACTGCTACGGGGTTGAGTGGAACTGTGCTTTCGCTTAATGGCACTGCTCCTGGTGGATTGGGAGTAATCACTCTTACCGTTCAGGTTATTCCCACATACAGTTCAACCACAAAGAACTTTGTGCAACCCAATGCAGTATTTTCTAATGCTGCTGTGACCATTGGTTCAGTTTCATCAACCATCTCCGCAGTATCCACCACCCACTTCAATACTCCCGATCTGCGTGGGCGATTTGCGATTGGAGAAAACACCTCAAGATTGCCTACAATTAATGATCTTGAAAGTGATACGGCAAACAACTCTGCCATCTCTGCTATCTATTCCATTGGTTCGGAGGGTGGACAAGAATCCACCATCGCTGGCACTGGTGTTGCTACTGGTACTAGTGCTTATGTAACTTCCGCTGCTGCATCGGGTGGATTGGTTGCAAATATACCGCCCTACACCGTGGTGCGGTATATCATTAAAGCCTCGCCGTACACACGCGCTGCCATTATTGACGGCATCGACATTCCGTACACCAGTCTGCTTGTGGGTGATCTGCGGGACGGCTCACTGCGTCCAGGCGGCAGTGGTGAAGCCCTGCTGTTCAAGACCAATGACGGAACTAGTGGTGTAGAGCGGATGCGGTTGAGTAATGCTGGTAGACTCGGTATAGCAACCACAAGTCCACTAACGCAACTTCATGTGGTTGCTAGTGGAATTCCACATATTGGTTTTGGTTCTGCAACTGTCTACGGCACTATAGGCGTTGACGGAAGCAATAACAGTGTTTACAATGCATGGAGCGGTCATGTTTGGCAAAATGGTGGTACTGAAAAACTTCGCCTGTCCGCTGCGGGTGAGTTGAATATCCCCTCCACTACAGAGTCTACATCTACAAACTCAGGTGTACTCACTCTTGGTGGTGGTGCGGGAATTGCTAAAAACCTTACCGTTGGTGGTGGGATTAGTGCTGCTGGTGGTATTACCTTTAGCGGTTTAACACGAGTAACGAATACCACCGCGTCCACTGCTACAACTACTGGTGCTCTTACCGTAGCAGGTGGTGTAGGAATTGCTGGTGCCCTATATGTGAGTGCAATTCAGACAAATACTCTGAACGCTGCATCAAATGCTACTTCCAATTCCACTGCTACAGGCGCAATCACAGTGGTGGGCGGTGTAGGAATTGGCGGTGCGCTGAATGTGGGTGGAGGAATCTCTGCTGCTGGTTCACTTAATGTTGTTGGGGGAATCTCTGCGGGTGGTGCGCTTACCGTTGGCGGTGGAATCACTGCTGCTACACTAGATTGTTCGGGACAGGTAAAAAGTGGAAGTATCAGCACGGGAACATTTACCGCTACTAGTCTCGCTGCTTCTGCTACAACTCCATCCACCAATACGGCTACAGGTGCTCTTACCGTGGCAGGTGGTGCAGGAATTGGTCTTGCATTGAATGTTGGTGGAGGAATTACTGCGGCTAGACTAGATTTGGGATCAGGAGCAATTAAAACTACTGGTACTATAAACTCTGGTAATATTGTAAGCACAGGAACATTTCAGGCTAATAGTCTAAACGCCTCTGTTAACACCACATCCACTTCTACGGGTTCGGGTTCACTGGTGGTGGCTGGTGGTGCAGGAATTGCGGGTGCGCTCAATGTGGGTGGTGGAATCTCTGCGGGAGGAGGGATTACTTCTGCTGGTAATTTGAATCTTGGTGCTCCTAGAAATTATACTACTGTTAGTGCTTACGGTAATATGATTCGTGCAATAGGAGTGCATAATAATACTAAAATACAACTAGTTGCCTCTGGAGAAGGTAACGGAACTTTTATTGGAAACGGTACTAGCGCAGGTTCGGCACTGCTGATGTGGGCTAGTGAACCACAACAAACTTATAGTGGTAGCGGTATTGGTAATAATTTCAATGCAAGTCCAGGAAGTACAGCGGAAACCAGACAGTTCACCGAACAAGCACAAACATTTATTCGATTCACCGACAACGGCAGAATAGGATTTCATACATCAGCAGTAGGTGCAACTGCCTCATTGACTCCAAAAGTCGCAATTCTATCCACTGGAGGTTTAGATGTTCAGTCTGAGATAGCATCTACCAGTAGTACTTCGGGTGCTCTAGTTGTTACGGGTGCGGGTGGTGCAGGAATTGGTGGTGCACTGAATGTTGGTGCTACAGCAACTTTTGGTGGTAATGTTGGTATTGGAACAAATGCACCAGTTAACAAACTTGAAGTAGTTTCAAATACTAGCGGTTATACGGGGGGAATAATTGGTCGAAATGCTCAGAGTACTAGTGCTTTTAGTATTATTCCTCTCGGTACTAATGCTGGCGTAGGTGGATGGACAAACTCATCAGTTGTATTTGAGGGAGTTCCTGCTGCTAGTGGCAACACAATTATTGGCTCTTACTACAATGATTTGGTGTTCCAAACTGGTGGAAGAGCAAACCGTATGCGAATTAATTTGGGTGGTGCTTTGATTCATAATGGAACTACTTCGGGTGCTGTTGGTGCAATAAGTTTTGTGCCTAGTTCAGAAAATCCAATCTACAATAGAATTGTTTTCGGTGGAGACAACACTGGTTACGGGCTTGCAATTGCATCACAACACATGACAACCAATGCTGTTACTGATAGACTCGTAATTTATGACAATGGTCGTATTAATATACCAGTAGCCTCAGCCTCTACTTCCACTACTACAGGTGCTCTCACAGTGGTGGGTGGTCTTGGTGTTGCTGGTGCGCTGTATGCGGGTGGTGGGATTTCTGCGGGTGGAATCACTCTTGGTTCAGCGCGATTGGATGTTCCGAGTGGAACCGCGCCCATCTTTGGCGCACGAGCGTGGGGGGTTGCTACCTGGAGTGGGAGTGCTATTAGTCTTACTAATTCAGGAAATATTGCATCAGTAGTATATGATGGAAATCGACAGTTTACTTTTACCTTTAATTCAAATATGCCTACTACGAACTATGTGGTTGTAGCAACTCCACAAAGATTACAGGTAACATCAGGAAATGTAGAAAGTGCTGTGTGTACTATTTCTACAAGAACTGCTAGTACTTTTACTATTGGAGTAGAATCACGCAATGGAGATCAAATTATTGATACCGCTGCCGATAGACTGCAATCTATTCAGGTTGTAGTGTTCTGCTAAATAGAGACAGACTCACACACAGGAACCCTAAATGGCACAATCAGCACTTCCGTATCCAAGTAATCCAGCACTAGAGCAGTTAAAGGTGCTTGCCACCGATTCGGTGATCTACTTAGCACCAAGCGGCAATGACGGCACAGGAGACGGCAGTCTGGCAAAGCCGTATCTTACTCTGCAAAAGTGTATGGATGTTGCTCGTACTTATACAATTGTGGGAAGTGCCACCCTGTACATCCGCTTTCTGCGTGGTGAATATACAATTACTCAAAATGTAGACCTGTACCACCCACAAGGTGGAAACCTTATTATTGAAGGTGATCCTGCGGAATTCAAACAGCGATACTTGTGGCAAGTAGAGAACTACACTTGGAACATTGATAGTTTTGCTGGTGGTGGACACACAGGCAGCATTCGCTTGTTTGATGGTGTTACTGCAACTGTGGGTGGTGTCACCATGCACGGGTTCACCAGTGCCGATCAGGGAATGTATTTCACTATTACTAATGCAGTATTAGATACTCCTATGTACGGTTATGCTGATACTAAGCCTAGTAATCCATCTGGAGGTGCCCCCACTGGAGTTAATAACACTAATTATCGTGTGAGTGCGTACTCTGTAGAATATGCAGGTGATAATTTCTTTAATCACGGAGTCTCGTACGAAGACTCGCTGGCAGTTCTAGGAATTGGACGAATCATTGGAGCCACAACAAGTACTGCGGTTCTACAAGTTCAATTTCAAAACGCAAATATAGATACTCGTTGTCCTGGATTAACTTGGGGTGGTGGCAAGGCAGGAGTAAACAACATTATCTCGTGGGGCGGGATTGCAAGCAATTATCCAGAACCGCAGTACTCGCAACCAAACGGGTACTACGGTCCAACCAATGCTCAACAGGCTAGTCCTTATCCGTGGCTAAGTGCTGTACAAACCACTGTAAAGTATCCAGTAAATCCTGGTGTATCTCACAACACTCTAGACGCATATTTGCTTTCTACTTATCCTGTTGTTATTCGTATTTCTGCTGGATTTAATTTGTCTGGTGGTGGAAGTCCTTCTACAACTGGAGTTTTGTTTTTGAAAAATGGAACACTAAAAGCCTTACGCAATTTATTCTTTGCAAGCAATGCAGAGCCGTTTGTTGGTACCATTGGAACCACGGGATCGGTTTTGAATACAAATCAAGGATTGATTAGTGCGTTTGGTTCTTCGAGTCTTGGAACAGGAATCTATTTTGAAAACGCAAAAGTAGCAATTCGGCATTTAGGTTTCTACGGCATGAATACAGCAGTGTCTGGACACAATAGTATTATTACTGCCTATTGGGATAAAATGGGAGGCACTGGCAATAATCACAATGGTGTTGCATTTGCAGTACAAAACACCCTAGACAATTCTCCTGTTATATGCACAACTCAAGTAACTCGCGGAATTGTAGCAAAAAACTGCACCATAGATTTCACAAGTGGTTCAGCATTAAACAATGAATTACTCTTTGATTCAAGACAAAGTGGGTGCTATATTTCTTCAACTGCTCGTGGGGTGGAGTTAACAGGCACGCAATTCAGGGCAGGTTCACTGCAATACAGTGGTGTGGGTGATGCTCCCAAATTCCTTGCTCAAGTTTATGTTCCTATGTTTTTTGGAATGAACTCCACCACAGGAGCAACGGCTCATGCAATTGCTTATGATGGGGGAAGTTCATACTGGAAGAATTTTCCTGTTGCTAAAATGTTTATGCATCCCGCAGGTGGATCCGAAGTAGAACTTGGATACTGCTATAGTCTTGGAGCAGGAGAGGCACTATCAGTAGCAACACCAGCAGCACTTGTTGGAACAACTGCTACGCTGATTGCACCCAATACAGTTCAGGCAACTTCGTTTCAACTAATGAATCTGTATGGTGTGAAAACAGCACCACACGGACTGAGTTATATGGATACTGCTGACATTAAACGGGGAATTACGGCAGGAGGAACATTTGGTGTTAGATTCTATAAAGACATGACTTTATCGGGTGTTTCTGCTTCTATTACTATTGGTTTCAACAGTGTTGCTGTGCAGGGGGCAAACGGTGTAACCATTGGATACAGTAATATGCCAGGCGGTGCATCAAACACATTAAACGCTTCCGCATATGTTAATACACTATTTTCTTGGGGTTGGGATTATAATATTGTTAGAGGAAACTACTCTAACGGAGCAGTGCGAATTCGAGACGGCTCTAGTATGCATATAGAAAAAAGTCTAGTTATTTACAATGGAGGATACTCTCCTGTTGATGTTCGTAGAAATTCTTCACTTATTGTTGGCAGCACTCGTGCTCTTGCAGGTAATCCCTCACTTGGTACTTCAGTATACGATATAGTAGAAGGTGTGCCAATGGTCGGAAATTTGTCTATTACGGGATTTGGTGGAAAAGCCTTGCGGGTTTCTGAAAACAGTACAGCCACCGTGGGTGCAATGTTTGTTAAGCATCCTCTTGAGAATGATCCTAGTGCTGGAGTTAATGCTAATATCACTTCTGGTAAATCTCCTACTCCCCTAGTGCTTGTTGACAAAGCATCTTCTGCGTCTTTTGGTCGAATATACGCAGTAACTCATCCTGGAGGAAAGTTGCTGGAAAATCCAACAGGAACGGGAGTGGGTTTGTGGACTACTCTTAGTGGTGTCAAGTGGGGATCGCATTATCAAGAAACTACCCCTGAGTCTATGCTGCGTGCGGATTCAGGAAGTAGTATTTACTTGAGTGGATCGGGTTCAATGTTTGCGTTTGATGGCGGAACTGCTAATATGCAAACGGCAGGAGCACAGGGACTACAGCAGTACGCTGTGTTTGGATCACATCAACAATCAGTGATTGTGAGCGATGGATCACTGGCTTCAGCCATACCCGCTAATACTGCTGCAACAGGAACTAGAACCATTTCGGATTCTCGAACAACCCCTCAGAAAATTATGACTCGATCACCATCTACTACTAATAATCGGTATTTGTACGGTGCACCCACAACACGAACCTGGTTGGGAGATGAAAGTGGTGCTGAACACAATTACATTGCTGCGCCAACAAATATTGGCTTGAATGGCGCGGTTCCTGCGGCAGGAAACACATACTCTGCGATTCTAACCAAGGGCGGATCCATCACGAATTGATTGCGAGCACTCTATGAACAAAAAACTTGTAATAACAAACAACACTGGCGAAATTATTTCAGAGCAATTCGGATACGATACTAATTCGTTTCGACCGTCTGGTGTTGGTGATGGGCAGTACGCTGTTATGATGGACGAGGACACTACTCCTCAAATCACAACACGAACTGTTTTTTTGGAAGGTGGAGTCACTGCCTCAGAGTCCATTTCTATTAATCCACTCACAGAGCAAATACTGTCTGGTACAATAACAGGCACATTCAGAGTGAATGAGCAGGTTTTGCAGTCACAGTTTATTCCACAGACAGTTAATGGACTCGTATTAGGTGGACTTACTGCTAACGAATATCTGCCCACAGTGGGAACAGTTGGACTTACTGGCACAGAGTTGGGTAATCGTTCCATTCAGTTCAAAGGATCGTATCTAGACACAAATACCAAGGCAGCAGGACTTCAATTACCTGCGTTCACAACCACATCTGTTCCGTATTACATGATGTCGGGATTCATGTATTTTCAAACGGAACCGTCCTCCACATACGATCCAATTCTAATTACTCGTAGTTCTAATGGAGCAACCGATACCACAAACGATTCCTTCCGTTTGGAATACGACACAAGCAGCAAACAAATTCAGTTTCACTTCTCTACAAGCAACTGGAGCAGCCCAGGATATCAAACAATTCTGAATGTGTGTCCAGCAAACGGAGTCACGCTGAACCAATGGCATCAGTTTGCTATTGCTTATTCCAATCAAGGAGGATCGGCAACGGTTTCTTCGTATTGGAATGGATTGCGATACTCACAAAGCACAGGTATTAGTGGGGATTTGAAAAATAGCACAGGCTACTTTATGCTTGGTAGTGGTGCATCAGGAGATCGCCCACTCAAGGGGTGGATGGAACATCTTATGATTAGCATGGGAGCAACCACAGAGGCTCTCCGAGAGTTTGGTCACGGTGCTTCTGGTCCTGTCAGCACAGAACAGTTTGCAGGAGACTACACGGTGTATGCCATGACCATGAATGGTCCGATTGGCAGCAGTCTGTTTCCTTGTGAAAACGCCAAGCGAATTACTTCTACTGTTTCGTTTATTGATCCTCTAGGAAATCGAGTTGGTGTTGCAAACATTAGCAGAGAAGCCACATCGGTTCATGGTGTGGATCTGTTTGCTGGTACTAACGGTGGGTACATCGGTACAGATTTTGATCGTAGTAGAGGGTATTTGTTTGGATACGATAGTGGTGCGGCTATGGACATCGCTACGGTAACTCCAACAATTTCCGCGCTTGCAGACTCAAAAAAGGTGAAGGGAAATTTGGTGGATCACAGTATTTCGTATTTAGTTGGTTCTACCGCAATGCGTGGTGTGTGTGCTGCGCCAGGCAATTTTCCTATACTTTTTGCGGGACCTTCCGCTTCATTCTCAGGTCGCACATTCTCGTTTTTGGCAACCACTCAAAATGTATCAGTGCTTCGCAGCATCTATGATGACATCACTATCTCAGGTAGAACGGGATCGTATTCCCTTTCAGATTTTGAAGGCAATCAGTACACCTTCTCTACGGGTGGAGTAAAAAATCTGTATGCGGATGTGGTGCATTATCAAACTTCTGCGTTGAATTTGGGAAATTCACAAAAAACTGTTATTGCTGGTGTAACCACTACTTCCAATCTGTATCTTCTGGATGGATTTGCGGATGAAGGATTGGTTCAAAAACTCGCTCCTAGTCTTACCAAAAACGGATTCTTGTATGTGACTGCTAAAGCCAAGGCAACGAAGAAGACCAATACTCCAGAAGTTGTTCTGACTGTTGGGACTATTGTTGATATTGATACAATAAAAACATAAAGGATTCTAATGCAACTCATTCATTATGGAACCAGTGGCACAGTACAGATCAACGGCAACGAATACCGATTTGCAGACTTACTGAAAATCGAACCCGCGTATTCTGCACCGCATGGATTTGGTACACGGGTATACGAGCGTGGAGTGCGGCATTATATAACAGATGGACACAACCTGCTGTATCTGCCGTCTACGGATGCCGAATGTGACCGTATTTGTAATCGAGAGGGTGAATTGGCAAGGCTTGTTGTTCGTCTTCAAGCCGAAAACGAGTAGTGTCTCGTTCTTCTAAATAGAATAAAGGAGACACTGAATGGCGAATCCACGCACACGACAAGAACTCAAAGACTATTGCCTTCGCGCACTGGGAGCACCAGTAATCGAAATCAATGTGGATGACCAGCAAGTGGAAGACCGCATTGATGAGGCTCTCCGTTATTTTGTGGATTGGAACTCCCACGCCAGCGAAAAGCGGTACTACAAGTATCAGGTAACGGAACAAGACAGAACCAACGGGTACATTAGTACCAATTCTCTTGGCTTAGACGGGACAAATATTATTTCTATTAGCCGCGTGTTTCAGGTGGGCTTTAATCTACAGATGAACAATGTGTTTAATGTTCGCTATCAGATGGCACTGAATGACTTTTACGGTTTGCGTACAGGACAATCCAACATGAACTTCTTTGTGTCCACGATGCAGTATGTGGAAATGTTGCAGCAGTTGCTTGATCCTGAGAAGCAGACGCAGTTCAGCAGATACGGCAACAAACTCACCATCCACATGAACTGGCAGGATTTCTATGCGGGACAGTACTTGCTTATCGAAGCGTACACATCACTTGATCCCGACACATACGGTGAAATCTACGGTGATACAATGCTAAAGAAATACACTACTGCTCTTATTAAACGGCAGTGGGGTGCCAATCTTTCTAAGTATGATGGCATTCCGCTGCCAGGAAATATTACATTTAATGGAGCGCGTATCTATCAAGAAGCACTGGATGAAATGCTAAAGATTGAAGACGCTGTTCTTACCACATATCAGGATCCACCTGACTTTATTACAGGATAACCATGACAGTCAATCCGTATTTTCGTAGGAACAAGAAAGGCGAACAAAGCCTACTTGAATCACTCACGACCGAGGCAATCAAAATCCACGGTCATGAGATGATCTATTTGCCACGCGAAAAGGTAACGGAAGATCTTATTCTTGGAGAAGAAGTTTCTGAGTTTGTGGATTCTAGTCGTATCGAGATGTACTTGGAAAACGCCGAAGGATTTGATGGCGATGCTGAAATGAGTCGATTTGGTTTGGATGTAAAAGATGCTGCCACCTTTATTGTGTCACGCAAGCGGTTCATGGATGTCATGGGATACCATGATGAAATTCGGCGGCTTGGTCGTCCACGAGAAGGCGATATCATCTTCTTTGACTATCCGTACTCCATGTTTGAAATCAAATTTGTAAAGCACGATAATCCGTTCTATCCAGGCGGTGATCGGTATTCATTCAAGTTGAGTTGCGAAATATTCAAGTATTCGAATGAGAAGATCAGTACAGGGGAAACCGAAATGGATGACATCATGGAGATTTCCTCTTCATATCTGCAAGGGCTTACCTTTGGTACTGGCACAGGAACCTATGCTGTGGGAGAAGAGGTGTATACAGGTGCTTTGGCAACGAAGAAGGCATACGGAAATGTTAATATATTCACTGATCCTGCTCAGGGTGCTAAGAGTATGCGAGTGAATCGTCGAGAAGGTGTTTTTGAAGTTGGTGATCTGCTGATTGGAGTTGTAAGCGGAGCCTCGTATACGATTTCTGGTGTTTACGAAACCACAGTTCGTGCAGGACATCAGGAACAGCAGGACAACGAGCAGTTGGATTTGGAAACAAAGCGAGACAATATCTTTGACCATACTGATGCTGATCCATTCAGTGAAGGAAATTATTAATTGTTCACCAACTTCTATAATGGCTCGATTCGCCGCATGGTCGCTGCATTTGGTTCTTTGTTCAACCAAATCTATATCGACAAGGAAGAGAGCGGTGGCACAAAAACCATGCTTGTTCCTATTGCCTATGCTGGCAAAGAGAAGTTCAAGGTGCGGCTTGCAGGTGATCCCAATCTACAAAATCCCAATCAGATCACACTTCCCCGTATTTCTTTTGAAATCACAGGATATATGTACGATGGAAACCGTAAACGCAACAGCGTGACACGGCATTTTGTTCGTCCCACTACAAGCAATCCTAGTGGAGTAGACTACACCTACGCAGAAGTACCGTACAACATTGACTTTGGACTGTATGTGTATGTGCGAAACATGGAAGACGGTTTGCGAATCATTGAACAGATTCTTCCGTTTTTTGCTCCTGAATTCGTGGTTACTATAAACTTTGATACTATCAATAAAAAAATTGATGTTCCAATCTATCTGAATTCTGTATCAACAGAAGAAGACTACGAGGGTGATTTTGAAACGCGGCGTAGTATTGTGTTTACGCTGAATTTCACCATGAAGACCCATCTGTTTGGTGCAGAAAAGAATTACAAGGAAATCCGCGTGGTTCAGGCTGGTATATGGAATGGTGAAATGTTCAGTGATACTTTTGTTGGTGGTATCTCATACGCACCAGGAAACACCACTGATACTCCTAATTACGCATACGCGCTTGTTGGTATATCTGGTCCAAGCGGAGCCAGTTCCAATCCCAACGACTATGACCCATACGCCAAGGTGTATCAGAATCTTTCTGGTGGTGGAACTACATACGCTGCGGCAATGGCTGCGGGTGGCTTGACGGTTGATTGGAATATCTGAGGAGTACAATATGAGTG